TCCAATCCCATGTTATAGTTAATTGGTACACCTCTATATAAATAACCTGCATTTCCTAGTATTCTTAAAGCTAGAGTAGAGTAATCACTTGATAACTCGCTTTTCATTTCTCCAGCTTCTACTTTACCTTTATAGTCAATTAATGGTATGTCATACTCTAACATAAACCTTAATTGCTCCATACTTGCATTTTTAATAGGTGTAGGAACGTTATCACTATTCCAATTAGGATTTTGATAACGTTTTCCTACTTGAGAATATATCATTTCACTTGCCATCTCTATTTGGTATTCTTGAACTGACTTATTATATTTTGTATTAAATTCTTCTATTGTAAAGAAGGTCATAATTTAACCCCCTTTCTATTATGCTAATTTAACGATTGCTTCATCTCTAACAATTTCAGCCCCGAACATTGCGCGTCCTTCGATTACGAATAGACCAGGCATTCCGGGATATTCACTGAATTGATTGAAGTTAGAGAAATACATATCTCCTGCTACTGCTTCTTCATTTGTAAAGAAACCTTTATCTCCACTTTGTAATGAAGCACTTGCAATTGGGAATATATCTACTCCATAAGCTCTTGCTACTTCTCCTCTATCTACACCTTCTACTCCTGCTAGAGTTTCGAAATGTAATAAAGAAGTTATTTTAGCAACTAGTTTTCCATATTCAGTTGCTTCTAATCCTAATTTGTATCTATCATAAGCATTGTTGTTGAATAATGTTGCTTTTAAAGCATTGATATCTGCAATTGGATCAGTAGTTAAAGTAAAGCTATGAGTTGCATTTGTTAATTTAGCATATCCATAAGCATCTATTGCTGAAGCAATTGCTGAATCTTCTTGAGCAATTTGACTTTCAATTGCTTGGTCTATGTTATTCATACGTGGATCAACTGCTACTGAATAATGTTTGTCTAATTCAGTTAAATCAATTTTTACTGAATCATAAGTTGCTAATGTTGGAGCAATTGGTGTAGCTCCTGAAGCGTTTGCTATTGCTACTGGTTTTGTTTTAATTACTTCTATCATAGGAGTTCCAGTAGTTCTAATTTCTCCTAGATAAGAAGGGTTTAAGAAATTCATAAATGTTGATCTATATAATAAATCTTCATAAACTTTCTTAACAACTCCTTGTAAATCAAGGTTTAAACTTGTGTAATTCATTTAAAATTCATCTCCTCATTATTTCATTAAATCTTTTATTTTAGTTAGTCGATTTACTTTAGGTTCTACAGGTTTGCTTACTCCATTATTGATAGGTAAGTCATCCTTTGGTTTCTCTGGTTGAGTAGGGAAATATGTATTTTTATACTTTTCCTTAATACTTTGAATTGCTTTAACATCATCTAGTTCTCCATACATGGAATAACGCATTGCTGAAATGTCTTTGAAATCTTCTTCTTTAAATCCTGCACGTGTCATAACGTTTTCTAGACTTAATGATTTATTTTTCTCTACTAAATCAGTATTACGTTTCTCATAATCGTTGACATTGTTTTGCAATTCTTCATATTGTTTCTTTAAAGTTTCATATTCAGTTTTAGAACTTGTCTTTATTTCTGCAACTGCTTTTGATACTCTTTCTTCTACTTCATCTTGAGAAACAAAACCCTTTCTTAAATCACTTTCTAATTTGTCGATATTAAAGTCATCATTGGATAACTCAATATCTTTGTTTTTGATATACTTTTTAATATCCATTTTTTATCTCCTTTTTTCTAGAATATTGAAGATAAGTGCATAAGGTATACCTTCGACTTTTAATGACTTTCGACAGGTCAAATTAGAGTTTCTAACTCTTTTTTCTTTTCTCTTATTGTTTTAATCTTGGATGTTGTTTTATCTACCAAGTCTTGTTGACCTAAATTCTTGTAAATACGTCTATCTGCAAGTAATCTAGATTTTTCTAAATCAAGACTTTGTATTTTTTGTTTAGTTTTGTATTTTTCTTTCCACTCACTAGAGTTATATTTCTCACATTGTATTTGTTCAGGACTCCAGTATGATACCCATACGTGTTTGCAATTGGGATGTCCTACACCCCCATCTATTGCCTCTTGTTTTAGTGGATATCCTAAACCTCTTTTATCTGCATAAACTCTACCCTGATACATAGCACACTCAGGACATGCAAAAGGATGAGCAGGTAAATACCATAAATGATTATCTAATAACTTCGCATCATATATAGCTCTATTCCATGCACTCCTAGTTAAATTCACGTTATATAGCATTGAATTGTATGTTGATACATCTACATAGTGGATAATGTCGCCTTTTTTATGTATTATTTCTCCTGTGGTTTTTGAAATAATATCGTGATGAGCAAAGTAAGGTATTGTTTTATCTAACTTATCGTATGTTTTCATAAAATTTGCTAGGTCATTAGATAAGTCTTTAGAGTTCTCATAACGCTTTAATGTGTTTTTGTATAATTTTATATGTCTATTCACAAAACGCCTTTCTATTGCCTTAAAATCACGTTCTGGATGGAGCTTATATAACTCTTCATCCTTTAACTTGAAATCACGCCATGTGTTTTGTAATTTTATAGACCTGGTTGTTATTTTTTTATTTCCATACATTTCAGCATCTCTAAAATCTCTTTGAATAACCATTTTATTTAATTCTTCTATTGCTTTTGTCATATCGTTATGGTCTATATCCCATAATTCAATGATCCCTTTTTCATACTCACTTAATGGAGTTCTTTTTTGTAGTTCTTCAAAGAACTTTTCTTTTGTCTTTAACTCCATACGTGTATATTTCTCTAATGAGTCCCATACTCTATCTGCAATAAATATGTCTAGTTGAGGTAAATTCTTACCTTTGACACCTTCATATATTGCTATTGCTTTTAATAGTTCTTTCTCAAACTCTTTATAAACTTCTTCTTCATTTATTTCTTCAATCATAATTCTCCATAAGTTATGTCGATTTTAGAGTTCTCTTCTTGCCACTCTCTTACCAAGTCTTCTTTTTCAATTGGTTCATCTACTAACTTGTTAAGAACTGGTAGAACTATATCAGCTCTTACTGAATAAGGAATACTCATTGTTCTTTGTATATCTTTTAGAACTTCTATTTTCTTAACATCATCAACTCTTTCGTTAAGTCCATAATCCCAGTCAACTTCATTTGGTATTATGTTTTCAGTTATATCCGGACTTTGTTGTAGTCTTATGATGTTTTCTATTAATCTATTTATTTGTGGTTCTAATTGTCTTTTTATTGCTTCTACTGTCATTTCACTTGCATTAGCACTTAAGTCAACGTTAGCAGTATTCATATAAGCATCTTTTTCATAACCGAAACTTGCTGGACTTAATCCTGCCATTTGGATTATTTGATAATCATAGAACTTAAATGTTTCTTCATATTCTTTAACTCTTATATCTCCCTGTAGGAAATTAAAGAAATGATGATCTCTATCTGCTTGAGTTAATAAGAAATAATCGTTTAATGTTCCAACGTTTACTTGCCTTACATCATAAGTAGTACTACGTGGTTGCCATGTAGTTGCTATATCTCCAGTTTGATAGTGTTCACTTGTTGCTATTCTTGTTTTTGTTTTCTCTATCTCTTCTGCAATAGTATTTATTAAAACCATTTCTTCATTTAATAACTTCTTGCTATCTCTAAAGAAATCTTCTCCTGTGTCTATGTTTACTAATACTTCATAAGGTTTATTTTCTATTGGTTCGTATTCAGTTCCAAATATCTCGTTGAACTTACTTATTGAAATAGAAACTGGTCTATCTCCCATTTGATAAGCAGTAAACTTTACTACTGAAGTACCATTTCCTTCTATTGAGATTTCTCTATGTAGTTCGTATTTATTCTTACCTGATTCGTATTCTTGTACTATAGTTGCTTTCTTTACTTGGTCGAATACTTGCTCTAGATTATGAATATCACTTTTGTTTAAACACTCTAGATAAACTTTTCTGTTATATTTATGTAAATAGATAAATGATTCAGTTTGATATATTGCTTTTTCTAATGCTTCACTTAAAGTTGGCATCAACCAATTTATCTCCATACCTTCAGTTTGACTTACTAATTCACTTCCAAATATTTGGTTTTTAATGTAAGTTGCTATCTTTTTTCCAGAAGGAGCTACAACATAATCTTCTTTATATTTGATATTTGATTTCCCATTTGTTTCTCCAGGAATAGTCACTTTTGTTTTTACTGAAATGTAAGGAGCTTGTAATATCTCACTTGGTTTTATTTTTCCTGTTCTCATACTTCAACTCCTTTCTCATACTCAAAGTTCCAGTGAGTACGTTTTTTCTTATCTTCAGTTTTTAATAGTGTAGTAGGGTGTATTACACATTTAACGTGATTAGACTTGAATATTTGCCTCTTAAACCAAAAATGAACTACATATATGTTTTCACTTGGTTTCTCATCTTTTTTAATTCTCACTTTACCTACATATACACCATTTAGGTATAAGTGCATTTTCCAACAAAAAAGCATACAGTCATCTCCTAACTATATGCTTCGTAGACTACCTTTATAGGTATCTATATATGCACTTATCTTAAGGGGTTTTCCCCTTTGATAATTTTATTATAAACTAACTTTTGGGACATTTTAGGACATCTTACTTGTTTTTTATAAAGACATATTCTTTCTCGTATATATCGTATACTTCTACCTTATGGCATCTAGGACATGGCATTGTTATTCTTAATGGTATCTCTTGTTTTATTCCTATCTTACGTAAGTTCTCTAGGTATTCTTCTATGTTTATCTCTACTAGAAACCTACGTGTCTTTTTACACCTGATTATCACACTATTGGAGCAACTCCTATATCTTTCATTAAGTCTATACAATACCTAGTTGCATCTATTGAGTGATCCATGTCCTTTTTGTAAATGTTTATTCCTGAAGTTTCACTCTTTATCTTGTCATATTGATAACTCTCGAACTCTATTAGACTTTCATCTACTGGAGATTCATCATATTGTCCATTTTGGTAAAAGTTTGTTATAGAAGGTCTTTCTAGTATTTCTAGATATCCTTTATAGAATAATGACTGAAGATACTCTACACCTTCATTTACTGAACCTGCTCCTTTTCTTGCAAGTTCATGTGGTATTCTATCTACTACTAATCTATTATCAAAGTGTGATGCCTCACTATCTATTACAATATTCTTTATTGGTATATTTGGATAAGTTGCTTTTAGGTATATTAAGAACATCCTTAATTGTAATGAATAGTATTCAGTAGTAGGGTTGTCATCTTCAGCTTTATGGTAATAACACTCTAGTCTTACTAATTTCCACTTATTCTCGTTTGTATCGTGGCATAGTGCTATTGGTACAAACGTAGTAGGGTTTACTGAACCATAGTCTATACCTATGTATATCTCTCTTATTAAATACGATATCTCTTGCTTTACGTTTAAAGTCTGGAATACTTTTCCTTCTGCTATTACCCACTTATTAAATATCTTTTGATCTCGTAAACTACCTGGTGGAAACCCATTTACAACTGCTCTTATTTTATCTTCAGTATCTAATACTGGATTATCATAAGGATAAAACGTATAGAATTTAGCATCCCAGTTATCTATGTATTTTGTTTTATATGGGTGTCTAGAGTTTCCTTCTACATTGTAAGAGTCAATTCTTTTGTAATAAGGATGTCCTGCATAAGACATTTGTCTACCTATAATCTCATCAAAACTTAATCTTAATTGACTACTTGAATATATTCTTGCTGATTCATCTATCCAACAAAATATAGCAGGACTACCTAATATTCTATTGAAACTTAATGCAGTATTAAATCCAAAGAAGTTAAATGTCATATTATGTATCTTTAGATACTTTTCTTGTTGTCCGTACTTAAGAACATAATGTACTCCTTCTTTATACCCATATACATATTTAAGTATCTTTTCTATATTGTCTACTATATTTCTCTTAACTGTATCAGTAGTCCATCCTATTATGATACCTTCATACTCTCTTGGTATATATCCAGGCTCTTTACGTTTCTCTTCTTCATATAATCTTAAGTTTTTAGCATATTCAACTAAAGAAAAACATATATCGTATGTTTTTCCACTTTGAGTACTTCCTAATACACTTATCTTTGGTATATTAGGACTTACTATATCTCTATTCAGTTGTAGTTGTTTCTTCGATAGGTTTATCATTTAATTCCTTAATTCTTTTTTTGTTATTACTTATCTTTTTAGTAGTTTCTTTTTGACATAAGTTTGATTCAACATCTTTAATAACCATTTCGTTATTCTCTAACTTAAGTTTTTCTTTTTCATCTACTATTACTCCATTAGAGTTTTTTATTAAATATTTATCTCCCATTTTAATAAACTCCATACCTAAAATCTCCTTTCTTTCTTCATTATCTAAATAATTATCTTTAAGCATTTTTGTTATGTCTATTTTCTTCATACATTATCTTCTCCAGATTAGAATTATCTACTACATTTATCTCAACGATAGGTGTACCTGTATCTTCTATATCACTTTCTCCATTGCCTTCCATTAACGTTTTATAATTTTGAGCATTTCCATATACTGCACCTGCCCACAAACCTAATGTAGCTAATTGAGTAGTATCTAACCCTGTAATGTCTATTCCATTTGCTATAAATGTTTCTTTTATCTTACCTGTCTTGAACTCACAGTCTGCATTTGCTAACCATTTTATAGCGTTAGTAAATGTTCTTTTCTTTCTTCTTGTTTCTCCTGAAGCAATTCCACCTTTTCTTGCTGTTTCTACCTGTTCTTCACCTGTTTGAAACCTAGTAAGTTCATTATTTGGTACAGGACTTGACATGTTATCAACTTCCTTATTTCATATATTCAAATATTCTCTTGTTTATTTCAGCACCCAGTTTAAATGCTTCTTCTTTATCTTCCAATGTAGTATGTATTCCTAATTGATTACTTACATTATAAACTCGTACACCTTTACACTTTTTGTTGGTAATAGTAAATCTATCACTCTCGTTCTTTGTTATCTCGTATTTAGATACAGGTTTCTCTATATCTATTACTTTGTAATCTTTTTTATCTATCTTTTGCTCGTATATTGCCTTTTCTAATGTACCTGCTACTTTAGAATTACCTTTTTCTAACTCTAACATGTCTACTCTTACTAATAGACTTGCTATGCTTAATGGATAACATACACCTTTTTCTTTATCTTCATATAAAGCTAACTCACTAGTTTTAAAAGTTATCTTATCCATAAACTCTTGTATTGATTCATTTATCATAATTTATACTCCTTTGATACTTTTGTTAAATCTAACATTATTTCTCTAGTTGATATATATTCACTTGGAATAGCATTTAATCTCTTTAATTTATTCCAATATCTTCTTTCTTCTTTATCTTTTATCTTGTTTGTATCTATTGTTCTAGACTTTATTATTGTATATAATGGTTCACTCTCTGGTATACTTGAGAACTTTCTTGTAAAATCAGTTATTCCTAATTTAAGAAACTCTTCAAAAGAAATATTCTCATACCTAGCACAGTAAAAAGCATAAGCATTGTCTAGATCACTAGGATAAGCAAAACAAAAGTAGGTTTTATTAGACTTCTTCGATTTTGACACTGGGAAACTTTTCTTTTTCTATAACTTCTTTTCCCATAATTGCGTTAGTTAAATCAGTACCAAAATCTCCAACTTCATCTTGATTTAAGTCAATATCCTGAATCAAGTCATTTAAAGTCATTTTAGTATACTTAACTAATATCTCATCAAACACTTCCATAGTTGCTATTGCTTGGTATTGTTCTTCTGCATCCATAATGTTTGAATTGTCATAATAAGTTTTATTGCCTTCATGTCTTTCGATTACCAAGTCTTTTTTAGTTAAACCCATTTTAGCAAGTTCTACGTTCATTAATACTCTTGCTTTAGGAATAGCTTCTTGTATACGTTTTTGTAAGTCTATATCTCTTTTTATTGGGAATACCTTATCCTTATAACTCAACTCTGTAGTATCTTGATCCACTTTAGTAAACTTATATTTCATATAAACTCCTTTCTAGATACTTTCTTTGTATTAATAATTTTCCTTTATTACCTTTATCCCATCTATGTACTTTTTCAAACTCTTGTAATAAGTATTCTATTATCTCTCTTTGTTCTCTTGTAGGTTCACACATTTGCTGATTAACATACTTAAATATCTTGTTTATTGCTATGTATGTTTCTATATCTTTACACTCTATTAAATGTAGATACTGGTGTCCTACTGGCATAATTAATGCTCCATTTTCTATGGTTCTTTTCCCCTGATTTTCTGCTTTGACTATATGATGAAAAGTTATGTCTTTTTTTACTAACTTATAATTCATCCAGTCTAGGTTGGAAATAGGTTTGTATATCTTAAGCATTTCTCTTTTGACTGAATCCATAATTTCCCCCTTATAATTACTGTTCTAGTGGTGTTTTTATAAAGAATAGGAGTATATTTACCAAAAAACATTAATGAAAAAAACAAAAAGACCAATTACAACTTTTTTAGGAGTTATTACTAAAAACCATACACCACCAGAACACTAACTATAAAAGTTAGTGTTTTCAAATTTACAGAAAGGTTAGAATCAGTACTCTTATGAGTACCATAGAATAGATATACAATGTTTCTGCAAAAACAAATATTTATAGTATATTTCAATATGCAATAGATTATACTTTTTATATATCTACTCTATGCTAGTCATAAAAGACTAACATTTGGCGTAATTAATTGTCTATCCTACCTATTATAATAATAACTAGTACCCTTATAGGTACTGTACTAACTCATAGAATAAGCAATAAAATGTACGAAAAATCTACTTATAATATGAATTAGTACACTAACTATAAAGTTAGTGCTGTGTGGTAAACATGTATAAAAACAAAAAACACTTATCCTGTTAGTAGACAAGTGCATGTTGTAAAGAGTGTACCAACTCCTTACAAATTAAGTATAATATGTTTTTTGGGACATTTTCGGACATCCTACAAATAATTTATAAAAAATATTTTTAGGAAATCTTCTTTAGTGCAATTATGGTATTCCAAGAACTTCTCTTCAGTATGTTTTTTTAGTTCCAGGTCTAATGTATGATAAGTATGTACTTTATTATGACACTCCATACATAATGGAACTACACATCCATATTCCATTGACTTTTTCCTGTTCTTACCAAAATAAACTTCGTGTAAATGTTGCTTTCTTTTACCACATAAATAACACTCTTCTAAATTGTCAGTTAATATAGACCATCTCTTTCTTTCTAGTGTCTTTACCTTCATATTTACTCCTTTCTAGACCACATCTAGACCACACTTTATTTAAAAATTGTGATATTCAGGTGTAATTAATTAGAGTAAATATATTGATATTACTACATTTTATAAACTATTCGATATATTATGATGATTCTCCTCATCTCCACCATTATGTAATTATATCTTTATTTTATAAAGGTTTTATCAATATACAATTCTAATAAACCACACTCTAGACCACATTTTCAGTAGAATTATAAGGTATCTATTAAGTTAGATACCTTTTTTAATTCGTTTTCATATAAGTGGGTATATGTATCTAATGTTATACTTATTTTTGAGTGTCCTAGATATTTACTAACTAGAACTATACTTGCTCCATTTTGTATTAGGAAACTTGCACAGGAGTGTCTAAAGTCATGTATTCTTATTTGTTTTACTCCTGCTAATTTACAATACTTATTCTTTCTTACTTGTATAGTAGTTTCTCTAAATGGTAGTTCATCTCCAAAGACAAACCAACTTTCTTTAAAATACTTTTTCTTCATTGCATTGGTTTTAAGTGTTTTTAGACTTTCTAACAACCTTTTTGGTATAGGTAATACTCTATTCGATTTTTTTGTCGTTTCCATCATTGTTAGTCCAAATGTAAGATGTTTCACTACTACATGCAGTTAATGTTATTGCTAATGCTCCTATTAATAATATTTTTTTCATATTTCATCCTTCCTTTTCAATAATTTCTTTTTTATGAGAATCGACATACCTCATATATCTTAACGAAATTTCATCATATACATCTACTGGATTTTCTCCAATAGCATAGCAATATTTTTGAAAAATACTATTTTTCATACTTACTTCTGCTTTTTCATACCTAAATATTGCTTGTTTGGTTGTACCAAGTTTATCAGCAACTTGTTGTAATGGTATGTCCTTACGTGTTCTTTTTTCTTTTAATGTCTGTCCTACTACGTAATCAAACTCATAATTAATTCTATCTGGTTTACGTATAAATACCACCCCATTTCTTTATATTTCAAGTATAACACATTAAAAATGTAAAATAAACACAAAAGTTGCATTTTTATGTTGACTTGTTATTTTTTTAATGTTATATTGGTATTGTCAACAAGATAATGCAACAAGCAAAAATAATAAGAAAGGAGATGCAGAAGTGTTAGTAAAGTTAAGAGGAAAAAGAGTTGAACATGGATACACTCAAGAAAGATTCGCAGAATTAGTTGGTATATCAATAACTACTTATCAATTAAAAGAACGTGGAGTTAGAGAGTTTACAATGAGTGAAATCAACACAATACTAAAACTTTTAAACTGTACTTATGAAGAAATTTTTTTTGAATAGTAAGTCAACAAAATGTGATAACAAAAATACAAAAAAAGAGAAGCACCCGATAAAATACTTCTCACGTTAATTATAACACAAAAGATAGAAAGGAAGAATAGATTATGTATACAAAAGCTGAATTATTAGAGAATAAAAAAATGGAGAAAATATTAAGAGAAAACAAATATAAATTAAGAACAATGAATATTAAGAAAAACAAAAAAGCAAAAATGGAAAAATATTTAGATATAGCATTTTGTATTATATTTGGTAGTTTTATGACTTATTTCATTTACGAGGTTGTTGCTTATTTATATGTAAGACTTTAGGAGATCCAAATGGAAGAACAGGAAAGACAATTTAAGGGAATATGGATACCTAGTGAAATATGGTTAGCTGAAGAATTATCTTTACAAGAGAAAGTTGTATTGGTTGAAATTGATAGTTTAGAGGATAAAGAAAAAGGTTGCTATGCAAGTAATAAATATTTTGCAAACTTCTTTAAGTTGAGTCCTGGAAGAATATCACAAATAATAACTAACTTAATTGATAAAGATTACATAGATGTCAAATATATAACAAAAGGTAAGGAAATAAAAGAAAGACAAATAAGAATTAAAAGACCACCTTACCCCCTAGTTAGAAAATTAAATACCTATTTAGAAAATAATGATAGGGGTATTAAGAAAACTAAAGAGGGGTATTTAGAAAATGCTAAAGAGAATAATATAAGTATTAATAATATAAATAATATAACTATAAATGATGATGATAATAAAGAAGACTTAATCGACTTTTTACAAAAAAATGGATTTGTACTTAATGACATTTTATACGATGTAGTTAAAGAGTGGGAAGATAATGAACTAACACGTTATGCAATAAAAAAAGCAGTACTTAATAACAAGTACAACATTAATTACATCCAAAAGATACTTTACTCTTACGAGAAAAATAATATTAAGTCAGTCCAAGAAGCTATTGAACAAGATGAGGAATTTAATATTAAAAAAGATTTATATTACAAAAACAAATATAAAACTAAAGAAACACGTTATGAACGTGAACAAAGAATTATGGAGGAGTGGGCAAAAGATGAACAAGACTGAAACAAAAAAGTTATTAAACACAATAAAAGGTTATTACAATTCTTTATTTTACATTGATGAATATGTTTTAAATGCTTGGAGTGATGACTATAAAAATTATGATTTAGAGGACTGCATAGACCATTTAAAAACCTATTTAAAAGAATATCCTGATATACCCCCTAAACCACATACATTTAAAAGAGGATTACTTACACCAGAAGAAAAGAGAAAGATTAAAGAACGTGATTATTTAGTTAATTGTAATTTATGCAACAAACTAATGCAGTTAGATCAGTACGATAATCACTATGATAAATGTTTATCTACTAAATACTTAATAAAAAGAATAGAAGAGGAAAAAGGTGTGATTCCAGAATATGATGAGATTTACTATTTACCCAAAGAAAAGTTCGATGGATTATATCAAAAGTACTTTAAGAGGGTTATATGACATACAACAATAAAGATGGAGAAGTAATCACAAAGAAGTGTGATAAAGGAGTAATTATTACTTA